GCATCAATGCTAATCGTTGCAACGCCAGAAGAAATGCTGACATTGATTGGTGCCGTTCCCTGAAGTCCATCAATTGACCCAACAGCCTCCCATGCGGAGCCGTTGTAAACCATGATCCCAATTGGGCCATCGTTGATATCTGAGTTGTAGTAGATCTGACCCGTGACTGGTGACGAAGGGGCAGTGGCAAGCACCTGAATGGCGGCATTGCGCAACTCATTCTTCTGTAGGTCTAGGAAGCTGCTAAGCGTTAGACTCGTCAGGACCTTCACGGGCGTCTCCTCAGTTTAGGTAAGCATAGCCGCTAAATGCTGCGGCAAATGTGACTGTAACTTGATTGTCGGAATCGTACAATACCTCGCCGATCTGAACATTACCGCCACTATCTACAATCGTGACGGATGGCTTACACGCCAAATTGTGCACAATTGTCCATGTGCTTGCAGCAGAGGCTTGGCTATGGGTATAGGTATTGTGGGTTGCTGGGGCAACAGCCCCGCTTTGAATCGTAAGATCTGAAGCCGGGCTAGAGGTAACGGAGATATTTCGGTTAACCTGAGTGACCGTTACTGGGCTCATCGAGTGACCTCAGCCGCTACATCAAAATCTCCGCCAAGAAGCTTAGTCACAGCCCCTGCGCCGCTGACGATTTCAAGGTCGTATTTGTACGAGCCGGCTGGGACCGTTGCTAGGGCTGCGGCAGTAATTGTTACAGCAATCACACCAGTTGCGGCAGTAATTGCCATTCCATTACCGTTAGAAAGGGTAAGGACTGGGGTAGCGGCCCCAGCAGAGGTCCGCACCTGCATTTTGCATGTATAGCCAGCAAGGTTGACAGGCGACCCGTTGTCGTCCGTGTATGTCACGGTCGTGGCGTAGTCGCTGCCCTGCTCCGCTGCAATGTCGTAGGTGGAAAGTGCCATGGCGGTATTGTACCGCTATGGGCACAGGTCGGCTAGAACCGACTAATCTACGGTCTCCCGCCTCTTGGCATAAAACTTGCTGATAGATTGACGATGGGCTGTTTTCTGCTCATTTGAGAGCCCCGCCAAGGCTTCTCTAGTCCGTTGCGCCTGTCGGTCTCGGTTTTCCTTGTCGGCATAATACTTCTTGGACCATTCTGAGCGCTTTTGGCGCTCCTCATGAGTCCATGGTCGCCGATTTGTGGGGGTTTGCATGTTTGGCTCAGCAAAGGGAAGTGGTGTGAATGGCGCAAGATGGCAAGCAGAGTTCCGGCATGACCCAGACTCTCCAAATGGGCATTCTGTTCGGCAAAAGTCTGCTACAGCATTCATGACTGGAATTTCCTTGCGGGCTGGAACTCCGGCAGACTTTTTCTTCCTAGAACAGACTGAGCTGCAAGTCTTGCTGGCCCCATAACGAAGTTCTGTAATCACATAAGGCTTGCTGCAAAATTCACAGGTACGCTCGTATGCCTTATGTCCAAACCTGGCTATAGCCATTGACTCAAGCTCTTCGGCAAGTATGGAGATATTGCTGTAGGTTGGCATTGTCTTGCCATTTACCCAAAACCGAACTGCGGAGTGGCTGACATTCATCGCTTTTGCGAGGGCAGTTGATGTCACGCCGCGCTTGCGCATGGCTTCAACAAGGGCAATTCGGAACTGGTGCGTTGCTTGTGTTGGTCTCATATGCCCAGTCTAGACCCTGCGCAGAAATTCTGCAACTTGCCGTAAAGACCAGATTGTATGGTAGGATTGTTACATGGCACAAATCGGTCGTCGCACCAAGGAAGCGCAGGACGAACTGCGTACTAAAATTAAGCGTCTTATGCTACAGGGCGTTTCTTATGATGAGATTGCGCCCGTTGTTGACCTCAAGCCGGATACCGTCAGGAAGCATGTTAGTGCTATTCGGAAAGAGTGGCTTGAGGAGGGTATTAGCAAATCAGAGAGTAAAATTGAACTACTACAAAGAGCAAACATGGTTGCCAAGTTGGCTGCATCTGGTCATGCCGACGCCCGCAAAAACTCCTTTGGGGGGCAAGTTGCGTTCCTCAAGCTTCAGTTGGAAGTCCTTGACCGTATTGCCAAACTGACTGGGGCATATGAGCCAGAGCAGGTTGAATTGAAGGGGGCAAATGGCGGTCCGCTTGTGGTTCAGTTGGCAGATCACACTCTAGACAATCTTGATGCAGATGCGCTTGCCAAGCGGCTACGGAACTGGGCAGAAGCCTTAGAGGAGGTTGACGATGGACAGCAAACAGTACCGACTGTGGCTGAGGGAGCAAGCGAAAACATCTGACGCCGCTTTTGCGGAATACGTCAGCAATCTAGTCTTTCCAAAGCATCTCCGAGAGATGGAAAGGTTTCTAGATAAGAATGATCGTGCGCTTGTGCTTATGCCGCGCGGTCACGCAAAAACCACGCAGTTAATCCATCGTGTTGCCCGACTCATTGGCGTCAGCCAAGGAAAGATTCGCGTTGGCGTGCTCACATCCGTGCTCTCAGATGCACTGGCGCGCTCTCGTGCTATCAAGGCAATCATTGAGTCTCCATACTTTGCCGAAATCTTTGAATGGGCTCAAGATGGCGTAGTTGGTCCAAAGTGGACTGACGAGGTTTGGACAATCAAAGGCGCCAATATGGGCAAAGACGCCACCTGCTTTGCAGACGGTCTTGGCTCTATCAAGCCCGGTGCCCGCCTTGACATCCTGATCGGCGACGACATGGTCGGCATGAAAGAGAACGCGACCGCCGTACAGCGTCAAAAAGCTGCTGACACCTACTGGCAAGTCGTTGACCCGATGCTCGTCCCTGGGGCAAAGCGCTGGTACATCGGAACTCGATGGCACGAAGATGACTTCTACAACGACCTCAAGGAGAAAGGCACGCCAGTCATGCTTAGACGGGCGGTTGAGGGAGACAAGATTCTATGGCCGGAGATGTACACGGTTGCCGACATGGACAAGAAGCGTGAGGAGCTCGGCACACCAATCTTCATGCTGCAATTCCAAAACGATGTGCAGGCAATGGGCGGGAACATCTTCCGCTATGACCGATTTAAGCATGTGGATAGCGTGCCGGCTGGGGCTCGGAGGGTTGGGATTGACCTTGCATCATCTGCCTCGGAGCGCAGTGACTACACCTCATGCGTTGAAGTCGTAGAGGATGCCGAGCACAATTTGTATGTTATCGGTGCATGGAAGGCGCGTCTGGTTGAGGGTCACCGCGACTGGCTAACTGGCGTAACTCGTGAGGGAGAGATGGTTGCAGAAAACGGACCGCGACTGCTCTGGCCGCAATATTTGATTCCCAACGCTCCAGAGATTACCGACAGCCCTCGGAGCCTAGAGTCTGTGAATATTGAAGCGGTTCAACATCAAAGTACATTTGTGCGAGAGATACTTGGCACGACTAATCTTCCGGCTCGTCCGGTTCGCCCAGATAAAGACAAAGTTACTCGTGCTCGAGCGCTTGCTGCTCGCTATGAAGCCGGAAAGGTTTATCACCTGAAAGGCGGACCAGGTATCAGAGACCTAGAGTCAGAAATGGCTGGCTTCCCAAATGGAGAACATGACGACCTTGTGGATGCTCTTGTGTACGCGGCAGATCTATCTGGGAGCCAGTTTTACTTCACCGGAGCTAAAACTGGAGCTCGTTTCTAGTCTCTAATCCACACTGCATACGCTGCCCTTCCATTAAGGCGAGCATCAAGGAAATATGGGCGCGACGCTTGTAATTGAAGTGTTTGCGCAGCCTCAAGCGTTGTTGTTTTATCTCTATCCGCAATGTATGCAATAGACCCGCTTACCAAAGCGGCAGCCATACTCGTCCCACTCCATTGAACCCGCTTGCCGCTCATGTCAATGCCATCAATGGCAGAGCCTGGTGCCCAGATGTCTACGCAAGAACCGAAATTACTAAAGATAGACCGTGAATTGTATTGGTCAAACGCTGCCACTGTTATTGCTGCCGGGACTCTGGCTGGCGACATATTGCACGCGCTTGTGGAAGAGTTTCCTGCTGCAGCAACAACTGGCATCAATGCGGCAAGACGAGAAACAGCAGTATCAACAACCGTAGATACCGGCCCACCAAGACTCATGTTGACCACAGATGTGTCTGGATCTGCATTTAGTCGCACCCAGTTAACCGCATCAGCAACCGCCTGCTCTGTTCCATATCCATTGCAATCAAGAGCCTTGACAGATACAACTTCTGCCGCGTCTGCAATACCGTACTGTTGACCAGCAATCATGCTTGCAACAACGGTCCCGTGACCATAGCAATCATCTTGACCAACGCCGCTATCAATTACATATACAGTGATTCCATTGCCGCGAGATGCAGATAGGATTGTTATCCCGTCAAGCGTTGTTGACTTTTGATTAATTCTATCAAGTGCCCATCCGGATAGTCCTGATTGCTGCCAAGTTTTAACAGCCCTAAAAGTTTTCTTTTGAGCCGCTTCTACTGTTGGGGCAAAAATAAGCAGAATTGCAAAAGCAAGCGAGAAAATCCTCATCATGTTTGGCTCCAGAATTTGAAGACTTTTACCTTTTTGCATTTGTGGCAAAGGATGTTTCTGTATTTTGGGGAAAGACTTGCTGGGTACCCGTCTGCAACCTTGTCTTCTACCTTGGTATCGCAGTGCGTGCAGTACCAGCCGTTGAGTGGTCGGCCCCTAGCGTCAACGACTATCTTTTTCTCGTCGCTCATAATCCTGCTCCTTTTCGTACTCCTCAACAATTTCAAGAGCACGCTTTATTCCAGCAATGTATGCAAGTCTAGAGAACAGCTCTACCTTGCCGCGCTGGCTTATGCCAATTCCACGAAGCATTGGCGTCACATCCTCTTTCAACGCCACGTCTAAAAGCGCCTGCAGTCTTTTCTTGGCGCTCACCGTGTCACCTGCTGATTAATCCAGCCAACAGATATTTGCATCATTTCATTTGCATCAAGTGACTGAACAAATGTTTCCCTAAGCGTTCCGTCAACAACCATGCTCATATCATTTTCCCAGTATGGGCTTCCTGCAGACGGTCCAGAGATAAGGACATCGCAAGATCCGGCATCGCTCACCGCTGATCCGAGCATTTTCATTGTGCTTTGCATGTCTTCGGTTACCTTATCAACCCCAACAACAAAGCTGCTTGTGTTACTCATAACAAATGATCCGTTTAAGAATTTTTTATGCACTACTTGCTGAATATTTGCATTCGGGAAACGTCCGTCAGGAAGCCAAGCCAGAAGGTCGCGCTTTTTGCCGCTTCGTCGGCGCTTACTGCTAAGCCGCTTTTTACGACCACTTGGCTCTCGTTGTCCCATATCGCCCATCGGTAACCTATCCCTTCTTCTGCTCGCTCGAGTTTCCAGACTTCATACCGCGTTGTGTTTCCCATCGGTTATACCCCACTGCCTCCATTGCCAATACGAGCCCATCTCGGAGCCCACGATAATATTCTGTGTCGCCCTCTTGGGCTGCCGACCATGCTTTTGCCGAATGAAGCGCACGCATGCACTCTCGGATCGCGTCAATGCGAGCCTCCTTGCGTGCGGCCTTGATTGCCTCAACAAGCGCTCCGTTCACTTAGTGGGTCGCTCCGGAAGATCTCGCTCCATTGGCGCTCCCCACAGACCACGCTGCAGCGCAACGGCAATCAAGGCGTAGTTTGCAATGTCAAGAAGCGTGTCGGCGAGTGACTCATAGGTTCCTTCGTCAAGCGGATCAAGAATGACCTGACCGTCAACGATCTTTCCCTGCATGAACTTGCGCGCCCGGGCAATCTTGTCGTTGCCGATACGGCTAATAACTCCATGCAAACCAAGCTGCTCAATGTTGGAATCACCATACCGTGCTTGCTTTTCGCACAGCAACTCATATGCCTCGTTGTAAATCTTGGCAAACGTCTTCTCAAACGTCTGCTCGTCATCCTTGTAAATCGGATACTCCAAAGGCTTCATAAGGCCCCCCTTTCTAGGAGCATGCTAGTCGGTTCTTGTCAGCGTGTCAAAAGCGCCCTGTGGATTCCCTCTTCAAGAGTAATTCGTGGCTTCCAAATGTCAAATGACACTGCTGGGTCGGCGACTCTCCAGAAGACACCAACTGGCTTCTCTGGGTGGGTTTGGATTTCTGGCACATAGCCAGCCTCAGCGCACACCAAATCAGCAAGGGCGAGGAACGATGTTGGGCGACCGGTTCCAATATTTAGCGGATCAGTGTAATCCTGCTGGATCGCCGCATTGACTGTCTCAACGATATCGCTGATGTGAACAAAATCCCTTGTCTGATGACCATCTCCCCAGATCTCAAATGGGTCGGCTTTGCGTCGTGCGCGGTCAATGAATGACGGGAATGGGTAATCAAGCGCCTGATCCTCGCCGTATCCAGAGAACGGACGGAAGATGTGCGTCTTGACGCCTTCTGCCGCAGCAAACTGCGCTAGATACTCACCAGTCAATTTTGACCACCCGTAGGTGAAGTCTGGGCTCCGGACATCATTCAGATTGATCATGTGTTCGGCAAGCGAAACATGGTTCTCCCTAGTCTGGAGCTCAATTGGATAGGCTGCCGACGAGGAGAAGTACACCACGCGCTTCTGCTTGGTACGGATCGCCCACTGCCACATTTCCGCATCAATGGATAGATCAACGGCTACAGAGAGTGGCGCTCCCTCAATCGTTGCTCGCCCACCAACAACAGCGGCAAGGTGGATAACAAGATCCCATTGGATATCGTCCTTGCGGAAGAAATCTCTGGCTTCCCGTGGCGTCTCTGCGGCAATATCCACGCCAAAGACATCGTGCCCCTGATCTCGGTAGTACTTCGTGAAGTGGCGACCGACAAATCCTTTGTGGCCGGTGATAAGGATCTTCATGCCAACACCTTGGCGACATCCTGCGCCATCTTTGCTGAAACGTACAGCTCGTATGCTACTCGATCATTCTCATAAACATGCGGAGCATTGACCTCTTGATACTGGAGGTCGTTGACTGCCTTGCCAGCAAGGTAGTGGAGATGCTCCACGATCACATCGTCTCGGTATTGCAGGTTGCCGATGGCATCGCCAAAGTCGCGCCAGAAGTTGTCCATGTACATGTGGACCAGTGTTGGTGGAACCATGTAGCCGATCTTGCGCACAATGCTTGAAGATAGAACAACTGCTGTTGGCAGATTCCTGCCCTGCAGCAAGTCATTCCCGTATGCAACGCCTGGCTTGTCGCCAATAGCGTCACAGAGCTGTTGATCCCAACCTTGCGTGCGCGGTCGGTGGTCATCGCCAATAAACCCAAGGAAGTCGTACTGGTCGGCGTACTTCTTTGCCAAGAAGTTAAGTGTCCCACCCATGCGCATACGCGGGTTGATCTCTGCTTTTGCAAGCACTTCTGGCGAATAGACGCTCTTGTCATCATCGTCTAGACCAAAGAGAATATCCGAGCAAACGGACTTTTCGGTGAACTCTTTCAGCACTTCATCGCATGACTTTGGGCGCTTACGGCTTGGAACGATCAATAGCATACGGCTCATGAGATCCCTACTTTCTTGGCAAGAAGCCAACTTACCTCTTCATCCGACAATCTGATAAAGACATCCTCGCTATCAGCAACCTTCACAGCATACGGCTCGCTGTCGTCTTGGCTGCGCTGGTCAAGGTTAATAGATACGGGGAATGACTGAGCATACAAAAAGTAAATAGCCCATACGCGGTCTGTTGGAGCGCCTCCACGATCAGTCATGCCCTAAGAATACACCATCGTGTATCCTCATTGGCGTAGCCGCCGGGATTCTCCTTTCTCTCGGCGGCTACTTCTTTAGCGACTCGGCAATCTCAGAGACGGGGTCTGGGTTAATGGGCTGAAGGAATTTCTCCTCCGCAACCGCGTCCAGCGCGTCTTGGTCATCCAGTTGATTCCTTAGCACTAGGTCTTCCCTTGCATCATGAACAGCCTTGGCAAGGCACTCGTGGCGCCGGTAGACGATGGTCCTGAACTTGTCGGATTCTGGGATATATCCGCCCTCAACCTCTGGCTTGGGCCATTGGCTCTCCGGCAGGTCTTTTACAAGGGCAATTCCCCATGTCCCGCTCGGATTGCGCTCAATGAGCCAAATCCGCTGGTAGGCACGGAGTTCCCTATCTAGAAGGTCAAGTTGCTCGTCAAGGGAAAAGTTACCAAAATGAACTACTGGACTAGACATCGTATTCCTCCTAGTAATAATCTGAGCACGAAGCGAAATACCCGCACTCACACACCAGTTTGCACTTGCGCTCATCCATCATACGCCCACAATTCAAGCAGGTCAAGATGAGCTCCTGGGGGTCTGGTTCTTGCCCCTCTGGTATTGACACTTGCTCTTCATTTGTCATACTTGCATTATGTCACGACGCAACGCGCCAGAAGAACTACCGGAACACCTTCGGTCCCTTCCTGCGTCCAAAGAGGATGTTCGGATTCCGTGGACTCGAGATGGATGGTTCTGGGGTCCGGTCTGTCCGCAGAATAAAGAGCACGGTGCGCTTATTGACTTAAAAGGCACAGATCGGTGGTATTGCCGCCATCAAGGTCACATTGGCAGCGGCGTGTATTCGGAAGATGGATTAATTGACCTTGAGTGGAATCGCCTTACTGCCGGCGAATTAAGCCCACAAAAATCCCAACCCCAGTCAGAAGAGCCAGAAACACAATCGCCAGACCAACCACAATACTGATTGCGGCGGTACTTACGGCATACACCACCCAGAGGGCGGCGTCACGCAGTTTCTTCATCAAACCTCGGCATTGTCTCTCGGATTCCCTCAATGGCTGCCAATAGTGCCCACGCGGTTTCGTTCTCGGTGCCAGATTGCTCGCGCAGGGAACGAACTGTACCCAACAAGCCTTGAATCATTAACTCGGCTTCTTGGCGCGTGGCAACGCGGCCGGATGTCCGACCGATTTCCAGCATTTCCTCGCGCGTTGGATGGCTCATTAGACCCCAAATGCGTTGGCAATCAAGTAGATGCCAATGACTAGCACAACCCCCAGCAGGAAGTTGACATAGTTGCCCAGTGAGG